TTCTTCAGCACCGAGGCTTCGTACCACTTGATGGCCGAACGGCAGGTGTTGAAGACGTTTTCCTGGAGTGGGGCGATCGCGATGTCGTGCCCCACCATCGCCAGTCTCAGCTTGTACTCGGGGTAAGGGCACCAGTCCTTGAAAGTGTAACGATGGGCGGGGATCAACTCTTTCACCCAGGGGAACTGCGCCCCCCAGATGATCCAGTGAACCTCAGGGTACTTGCGAGTGACATTCCCGAACGCCTCTCTTAGAGGATAGAAGTCCTCGTAGTGAGCGATGCCGCCTTGCCACAGGATTTTGATCTTGTCGGTTTCCTTCAAGTCCACTTGCTCGTAGTGGTCGAACCGGACCAGGTTGGGATGGATCTTGACGCGCTTGACGTTGGCCTCTTTCTCGATTGCCTTGGCCACCGCCGGGGTCGAACACCCCACCGCATCCGCCATCTCCAGCAAGGACTTCCACGTCCCCAGCGTCTGGCGGTTACGGAGAATCGAGAAGTCAGCCTCCCCGTCACGCCATAGCACCTTCTTCTCGCCGTTGGAGATCACACCGATATGGTGGCCGGGAGGGATCATGGTGCCGTTCATGTCGCGGATGCCGAGGTTCTTGAAGGCTTGGTTCAGGGGGCTGACGTTGAACAGGTTGTCGTCAGTCTCCAGCATCACCGAGGGCGGCCACTTCCAGCCATCGTCACGTCTCGATACCAGGAACGACTGCACTCCGCGAATCTGCTGGATCACCGACTCACCCACCGGCTGGTAGAGGATGATCAAGTCCGACTCGCAGAAGTTTCGGATACGGTCCATCGGCGACACGTCCACCAGGTTCTGGTCGATGATCGACCTGACGTTGAGTCCAAGATCCTGGGCGGTCGAAACCGGGACACCGATCCGGTAGTAGAAACTTGCCGTCGCCTTGGGCGGCCAAACGGTGTAGATGGTCAGCGGCTTCGCCACTAATCCTCCTTGAGGAGTGGTGCCTTGTTTGCGCGCCTGGCGCGTCTCACAGCCTCTACCGCCGACTTTCTCCCTGTGCCCTGGACGTATGCCTTCTCCACCTTGTTCATCGGCGTGCCGGTCAGGCTGGACTTCATCTCCGGGTCCATCCCCACCGTGTCCACTGGGGCGACGTAGTTCCCCGCCCGGGCCATGGGCATCCTCTTCTTCGGCGCTACCCTAGCCATCGGACTTACTGCCCTTGAAGATGTCTCCCGGAGATGCCTGGCTGTAAGGCGTGTCGGGGTCTTCGATGTCCGTGCCTGTTCCGTTGGTGCCGCCGGCCGGCATGAAGGTCGGCAGATCGTCCTGGGTCGCCGTGATCGGGTTGCTGTAGTGGTCGCCCTTCGGCCCACCCTTGCAGACCACGGTGCTGGGGTTTCTGTCTCCAGTCTCCGTCAACTGGATCGGAAGCGACTGACTTCCCGGGACGCTGGGCTTATAGTCGTAGCGGTCGCCACTCGTGCCACCCTTGAACTGGACCGTCATTTCAGCACCTCCTTGCCGTCGATCACCGTCACGCTGTTGTTTCTCCGTGCCTTACGGCGATCGTAAGTGCAGTACTCCGGGTTGCGGTCCAAGAAGTCGTAGAAAATCTTCTTGTCCTTCAGCCAGTTGGGGTCGAGCAGCGTTTCCATCGCCGCGAACAGTGGTACGTTGACGAAACTCGCCACTCGCCTGAACTCGTTTCCCCGATGAAGACTGCCGTCGTCGATCTTCCGCAACTCGGCGATGCCGTCGAACCTCGGACCGTAGTAGTCCGGGTTGACCGCCATCAGGAGCTTGGGGTCCATCATCACGTCAGCCGGACTCTCGTTCTTGGCGACGTAGAACATCTACTTACCCGCCTCGGGATCGGCGTGGACGGTGTGATGGTCCTCGTAGCCACGAGGATCTTCCGGCTGGTTCCACGCCACGCCCTGACCCACCTTGTCAGGTACTGAGCCAGGAAAGTCCTTCTGACGCTCAGGGATGCTCTCGGTGAACTTCCCTACCGACGGCGTGCCGATGATCTGCGACTCGGGTTGCTTGTTCCAGTTGGCGATATCGACGTTGTCGCCGTCCTTGCCAACGATCTTGGTGGTGCTCCAACCCTTGTTCTCAGCCACGATCCGCTGTGCCTTCACTGCCTGGCCGAGCATGAGTCCTCCTTTAAGGTAGGGGGCCGGGCAGCACCCAGCCCCCATCCCCTTACCTAGCCGTTGGTGACACCAGTCATGGCGTACCACGAGCTTGGGTGGTCGAGCTGAATCGTTGCCTCCATGAGGCAGATTCCTCTTGTATGATCGCCACCCTTGCCCATCGGCTTATGCTGAGGCGGGCGGTAGAACGCCACCTTGGCCATCGAGCGATCACCGATGTAGTACGCCCCCACCGCACTCGAAGTCGAGCAGGGGATGAATCGGTCGGTGATCACCGCCAGCAACTGGCTGAACGGGGTCTCGAATACGTCGATGTTGGCCACGATCCGCATATCCGACGCGGCGATGTTCCTGGTGTTGAAGGTGGTCGCCAGGGTCGCAACGGTGAACTGACGCTTGGTGTCGGGCGCGAACCAGATCGAGTCCGGCTCGGCTCCGGCCTGGAACAGCACCTGCGTCATGGTGATCAGGTCGGCGGTTGCGAACCCACCCGAGGCGCTGGAGGCGGTGCTGATACCCAGCCCACGGAACCCCTTCATCAAGGGAGCCGTGGTGGCTTCAGCACCCGTGGCGCTCGCTGCCACACCAGTGCCGGAGTTGAAGGAACGCGACTCGAAGTTTCTCGCGATCTCCTTGAACGCCTTCATGGTCTGGTACTCGTACATATCACGAATACCGGCCACTCGTGCGGCACGTTCGCGGTCGGAGACGATGACGTGACGGGCGAAGATCTGCGTGACGTTGCTCAGTCGCGCCGGCCCGGTGATGGTGTCACCACCGAAGTCGATGCCTTCCGCCAGGCCCGCCGTCGCCGTTGCCGCCAGCGAGTCCACCGCCCAGCTATGCATCACGTCGTAGGCCCGCATCTTCGGGGCCGAGGAGAAGAACGGGGTCTGGTAGCTGTCGAGAATCGTGACGATGTCGGTCAGATCCTCGTGATGCCCCGCTCCGGTGACGGTGTTGAGATAGCCACTGTCGATGGTCGAAAACAAACCAGCATCAGATACTGTACCTGGTGCGGTCGGCATGTCCTTATGCCCCCTCCAAGAGCCCCTACTGGTTCAGGAACTCGTCGGTAATCACTTGACGCAGGCGCTGCCGTGCGAAGTTGTTCACCGCTCCCTTGTTGTATCCAGACTCGATCACCGCTCTCCTTGCTTCATGGAGGGCGGCTTCGTTGCCTTGAGGCTGCCGGCGGGCGTCGCCGCTTCTCCCCGAGGGGATCTGGGCGTGAGCGGTCTCCTCGCGGGCTTCGCGTTGAGTACCGTTCTTGTGGCTCCGCTTGGTCGTCTCCCCGTACTTCAGGTAGGCGTACTCGTTGGCAGCGATGGGATCGGATGAAAAGATCCGCTGGTAGCGCTCGTTGACGGTCGGGTCGGACTGGACAAAGGCCGCGATATCGGCCTCGTACTTCCCGTATTCGGGGTAGGAGGCGAGCATCTGGGTGCGGGCCTGGAATCCCTTGGCAATCGGCTCGAACGCCGCTGCGATCTTGGTGTTCACACGCTCATCCACGATGGCGTCGATCGCTGCTGCGTCCACCCCCGAGTCGATCAGCGACTGGTAGGGGCTGGGACTGCGTTGCGGGACGGTTTGGCGCGACTCGAATGCTTGCTGCTGAAACTGCTGGTTCAACTGGGCGAGCCGTTTGCCCTCTTCCGAGGAGGCGGCGTAGCGCCGTTGGGTATCTGCCAGTCGAGCTTCGAGGTCAGCAATACGCTGGTCGGCGTTGGGCTCCTTGTTATCGGCAGCCGGATCGACCTGGTTCTCGTCCATCCTTGGTTCCTCTTCCGGCTAGCGGGTTAGGCCAGCCTGGTGGGCATCCGGCTCCATGCCGGGGCCGTTCTGCTGGCGCTGGATTTCCTCCGAACGCCGATTCATCTCGAAGACGTTGACCTCGTTCACCCACACCACGAGCATCCACTGACACTCGCGGATGATGGCTCTTAGGTCCTTGTCTTCCAAGTCTTTGAACTCGCCACCTATCTTAGCCCGCTCGCTGGGGTCGAGGGCAAGGGCTTTCAGGGCTTCGTTGGCGCGCTGCTGAATCGCGGGACGCATCACGTCGTTCCAACCAGACCCAGCAAGCGTGAACTTGACCTTCTCTACCTGCCCCGCAGTAAGCATGTCACCCCGTCATGCCCGCCATGGAAATCGGGCTGGTTTGCTGGGTCTGCATCAACTGCCCCAAGACTTCAGGGTTGAGTTGGTTGAGCGGCTGCGAGACTGCCCCGGCCACCGCCTGGGGGTTCATCCCGTTCTCAGTGGCTAGCTGGTTCACCAAGGGAACCTGAGTCACCAGGAGGTCGTTGACGTTCTTGAAGTCGAACAACTCGAAGGTCTGGCGCGCGAAGTTGGCCCAGTTGACCAACTGCATCATCGCTGGGTTGGCTGACAGCACCTGGAGTAGCTGCATCCAGTTTTGCTGCCTGACGTTCCTGCCCGTCATCTGGCTCGACCCCACCGCGCGGGCGGTGTAGTCGGGGGCCAGGTCGTCGTAGTCGATCTCGGTCACCTGTTCGGGGTAGGGGAGCCCAGTGATGGGATCGACCGTCGCTACTGAACCCAGGATCTTCCTCTCCTGGGGAAGCGGCAGCCACAGCTTGTCCATGTGGCGGAAAGCGTTGGCGATCGTCTCGACCCAGATATCCGCCAGTCGCGACTCCATGCTCAGGCGCGTCAGGGCGTTCTCCTGTCGCCCCAGGAAGCCTCTCGCCGTCTCCCTCGAACTCGTGCCCACACCGAGCAGAGAGTCGGTCTCGCCGGTTCCTAGCTGCATGAAGTTGAAGAGTTCGCCGATCTCCTGGTTGCCGATCTGGACGTTACGCATGTCCGGGCTCAACGGCCGGATGGTGGTGTCGTCGGCCGGGCCATCCACCATAATGATGCGCCCGGTGCGGCTGAACAGGTTCTGGGTGTTGATGTTAGCGGTGTTGCTCACCACCCACTGGTTGTCGATCAAGAGATCGATGGCGTCGAGTTTCTGGTTGTTGAGCCGATCGGCCGTCCTCTGAGGGCCGTAGGCGATCTCCGCCTTGCCGATGCCGTCGAACCCGTAGGGATCTCTCATGGGAGAGTAGGAAGCGAAGGGCTTTTGCTGGTTGGCCATCGGGCCTTCGCGGTTCTTCAGCACTACCCGTTCGTTGGCGACGGCGATGCAGCGGTGCCGGAGACCGTCAGTGGCGAACTCGCTCGGCACCAGGCCGTGCATCTCCCAGATCTCGACCGGCTTGGCGAAGCGCTCTTTCAAGCGCTCCATGTAGTCATAGTCGTTTCGGAAGGTGAGCTTCCTCTGCATGAAGTCGGCTGACTGAGTCCCCGTCATCGGGAAGTCTTTGAGCATCCTCACCGATGAGGGATCGAAGTAAGGATAGTCCCCGTTGGCGTCGTCCATCAGGTTGTCGAGGTCGGCCCAGTACCTGTGGATCACCCAGTCCATCTCGTCGATCGACTTGCGTGCCGGCTGCTGCCAAAAATCTAGACGGTCCACCACTTCCCAGTTGGGACCGTTGAAAATCTCCGACTCCTCGGTATAGACCACGGGAATCGAGAAACCAGGGCCGATCTGCTCCAGTTTGCGGTAGCGGTTCTTGCGGGTGAGGTTCTTCCATCCCCAGCGGGCGATCGCAGTTCCACAGATGTCCGCCTGGAGGAAGAAGTCCACCGCCTTGGTGGCGGAGTCACAGTCCTGCATCTGGGCCGAAATCAGGACTTCGTTCTTCTTGGCCCTTGATGCGTCTTCCGGTGCGTAGCCCTCGAATCCCACAATCGGCCAGGCTCCGAAGGAAGTCTGGACCTTTCTCGCCACATCCGACTGGATCATGGCAAAGGTGAAGGGGATCGAGATGTTGTTACGGAACTGGGCTAAACGACCCTGCCAGACTCCACGGTAGGCGCGGTAATAGTCGGAGAGTTTGTTGAAGAGGGCGGAGTTATACCGGAGACTATCCTGCCTGCGGCTATCGACCAACTCGATGACCCGCTCCCACGAGGGGTACTCACGCGGGCGCTCGATCCTGCCGTCAGGTAGTTTGCCTTGCGCCATCCTTGGCGACCCTCCTAAGCGGCTAGGCTACACAATCTTGATGCGGGGGTCCACATCTGCTTGGCCACTTTCTACCGCCTTAGCCAGAAGTACGTCGATCTCAGACATCAACTCGTTCCGCATCAGGTTCAGGCTGTGAAGCCGAGCCACCGTCTCCGCATCCAGCCCTTCGCCCTTCTGAGCGGCATCATGGGCCTTGGCCTGGGTGAACCACAACTTGGTGTTGTTGGTGATCAGCTTATCCACCAGCCCTCCCAGGGTTTCAGACAACGCTCACCTCGCTCTTGAGGTAGCGGTCGCGGAAGGCTGGCCACTCCTTGCGTAGCTCGATCTCGGTCGCGTTGAGATGCGCCGGCTGGAGGTTGCTCCAGATCACCTTGGCGTTCTCACCGATCGGGTCGTGGACCCTCACTGAAGGCACCTTCAATGCCCCAGCGAGGGCGATCGGGCTCGACCCTACCCCTATCACCAGGCTGGCCCGTACCATCAGCCTGGCAAGGCTCAGGAAGTCTCCAGCGTCGTCGTAGGAGGACCAGTGGGGGTAGGTCCGCAGGGCCACCTCGCGATCCCGGTTGTTGCCGATGAAGATCACCTCGTCGAACTCGCGAGTCAGGTAGCTCTCAACGCCGGCCAGGAACTTCCAGAACCCCGGCGTGCTCTTGGTGTGAGCATAGACTGCCTGTCCATGAAGTAGACACAGGCGCTTCTGCCCCAGGGTGATCACCAGCGGAGCGCCGTCTTTCAGGATCGTCACCTGGTCGGCCGGCTCGACTTCAAGGCATGGGGTGTTGGCCAGATCGTCCTCAGTGATGGTGTCCAAAGGGACCTTGGCACTTTCCAGGGTTTCTAGCGTCAACTGCCTGACCGGCATCGACCTGAAACCCAAGTGGTAGACGTTCTTGCCCTCGTACTCCGAGGTCGGAAGGTCGAAGTGCCAAGGCTGACCGCCACAGTTGTAGTGGGCGATCCCGGGCTTGAACTCCACCCCTTCCACGCAAGGCTGGGCCTCGAACAGCGGCTTCAAAGGAGCACAGGTCTTCTCGTCCATCCATACCGTGAACTTCTTGCCGGTCTGCCGTGCCCACCAGTAGGCCACTGGAAACTGGTGGAGGGCGTCACCTAACTTCCCTGGGAAGGTCATAACGGTCTGGCTCACATCTCGTCTCCCCTCACATAGAGGTCGTTTTCGGCTGACTTGGCGTAGCGGCGATAACCAAAGGACTCCAAGTAAACATCATGGCTGCCTTCGTCCCAGGACTCCACCACCACCACCTTGGGCTTCCACTTAGCCAAGTCGCAGCCTTCGAGCACGTCACGTTCGGTGCCTTCGACGTCCACGAACAAAGCGTCTAACCTCGGAAACTGCCACTTCTCGATCAGTTGATCCACCGTTCTGACGTTGACCTTGACCTTCTCCCACCTGTCCCCGGCCTCTTCTTTGAAGCGCCGATGGGTTTTCTGAGGAATGAGTGACGAAAAGGCTTCGAGGTTGTCGAGGTTGACGTGGAAGTCCACATCGTCCTTCGGCTTGGAGCCACAGGCACACATCTCCACCCAGGCCCGGTTTTCCAGCAACAGGGGCTTCAGCATCGGGTTGGCCTCGACCGATACCACTGTCCACTTGCCCATGTGCTCCAGGAGATAAGTCGAGTTGATGTACTTCCCATCCGAAGCCCCGACATCGATGGCGTAACCCCTGAAACCCTGGGGGAAGTGCTGAGCCACCAGATAGGGGATCTCGTTGTTCGGGGGCAGGGTTTTGGGGGCGTTGACGCGATAGACGCTCATGTTGCCGCCCGGAGTTTCTTCAACGTGGGACCGAAGTCCTTGGCGAAAAACCACAGAAACTGCTGAGCATCGGCGCTGATCCGCTTGGCCCCGTCTTCCGGCCATAGAGCTTCGTGACCCACCACCAAAGGTTCTATGTAGCGGATCTTTCCGATCGCCTCAGCTAGTGCTTGGAGCACCGTGTCCTGGCAGTAGTGGGTGAGTTTGGGGAAGTTGAACCACCCCACTGCGTCCAACCACTTGCGACTCACGATCGGCCAGTTGACCCAGGCTTCGGGAATCCCCATCGAGAGGTGAACCAAGCCAATGTCGTCTCCGAAACTGTCCATCGCCTCCTCGACTTCCAAGTCCCAGTTCTGTCTGACGAACACCGCGTCGTCCGAAAACAAGAGGTACATGCGGTAGTCCCGGTACTGGTCGCAAAGAGCGTTGATCGCCCTGCCTCTACCGATCGGCGGCCCGACCACCACCTTGACCCGGGGGCTGTCGATCAGGTCATAGGTCTCGTCGTCATCCGAGTCCAAGTAGATCAGGACATCGGCGCTGGAAGTCGAAAGGGCCGAGGCAATCATGCGCTTCAACACTACCGGCCTGCCACGAGAAGGACAGACGATGGCCAAGCTCATCGGCTGCGCCACCAGTCCTTGGTCATCTTCAATCCATCCTCCAGTACCACTCTTGGGGTCCAGCCTTGGGACTTGAGCCAGGATAAGTCGGGTCGGCGGTCGTGATGGCCTATAACCCCGGGCTGCGAGATGATAGGACGGTCGTCTCCGGCCAGAACCCTGGCTAGATCGGAGATCCGCACCCCAGACTCGGTCCCCGCCAGGTTGACCGGCTGACCACTAGGGCCATGTTCGGCAATCAGCAGCAAAGCGTCCACCCAGTCGGTAACATAGGTCATCGAGCGCGTCTGGTCGCCTCCCCAGACCTCCAAGGCTCCACCAGCATCGATCTTCCTCAGCAAGTCTGGGATGACATGCCCGGAAACATCTCCCGGCCCGTAGGCGTTGAATGGGCGTGCTATGGGGACTCTCATCCCGTACTCCTCGGCGTACATCATCCCCTGGACCTCGGCAATGCGCTTGGCCCAGCCGTAGCCTTTGGAGGCTTCGACTGGACTCCCCACCATCCCCAGACTCTCAGGCATCGGGCTCTGTGCCTGGTCGGAATAGACACAGGCTGAGGACACCACGACGAAGGTCGGGACGTTGGCTATCCGTGCTCTTTCGATGACTTGCGTCGAAATCTCCAGGTTTTTCCGTAGCATCTCCGAGTGGTGACTTGAGGCATAACCGATCCCAGCCGTCTTGGCGGCGAGGTTGATCACCATGTCCACGGCGTGATCGATCCCTCCCACCACAACCGCCCCTCGGGCCAGCAACTCCTTGACGCAGTGCCGACCGATGAAACCCGAGGCACCGGCTACATGGACTCTCTTGGCCAGCCAGAAGTTCACGAGTACATCGCACTTCTGACCCGCTCCACCACCGGGGGGAGTTTCAGGCTCACGAACTCGTAGAACGGCTGGGCGTCCCTTACCTGCTTGGCGTGGTCTTGGGCGTGGTCGGCATGCTCGATGGCGAACTTCTGCATCGGGGCATGAACGATGGCGCTCATCTCTCCGATCAGTCCGGTGATGGTCGGCCAGCAGTAGTGGTAACAGTCAGGGCAGGCGAACCACCCCACCGCCTTCAACCACGCTTGGGACACGAACGGCATGTCCACATGGTTCCCGTGGTTGTGGTAGGGGCTCACCACCCCAACTTGGTTGGGGCACTGGGAAAAGGCTTCGAGCAGCCATGTCGCCCAGTCCTTGGTGGTGATCCTGGAGTCGTCGGTGATCAGACCGTAGGCCGAATACTCTGGGTTTTGCTCGATAACCTGGTTGGCGGCAGCTACTGGACCCACCCTCGGTCCAACCACACACCACCCCCGGTCTTCACCGTGACACTCGATCAGGTCCTTGTAGAGGTCGCGCTGGTCGTCATCGACGTAGATCTTCACGTCTGACTGGGGAGAGTTGGCTGAAACCATCGCGGAATAGGCGTGTACCGGACGGTCGCGGCTAGGAATGACCACCAAAACCTTACCGTTCACGCGGCGGTCAGAGCCTTGAGTTGGGATCTCAACGCCTGGATCTTGACTGCCTTCTCCTGGGCCTTGATGGCTTCGATCAGCGTCTGGACCTCTTCCGGGGTGGCGGGGCGGGACTTCAACTCGGTGATCAGCTTGAACAGGCTTCTCTTCATGCTTCCTCCTTGAGTTCCATGATGCGTTCAACCGAGTCCTTGTCGAAATAGACCAGCCCTTCCTTCAGGACAACCACGTAGTAAGGAGTGGCCGTGCTGGCCGGAGTCACCCGAGCGTCTTCATAGGCCAGACTGGCCCCGCGCTTCAAGAACACCACGACTTTCATCTAGAGCACGAACTCAAGGCTCGGCAGCGGGAAGATCAGGGTGGTGCCTGAGCGTCGCAAGGCTGCCTCCCTGGCCACGATCTCGTTCCGGAAGGCCCAGGGCAGCACCAAGCCGTACTTGGGCTTCTCCGACCGCAGGGTGAGTTCATCGGTGATCGGCAGCCATGAGCCCACCATCAGGCATCCAGCCTTGTCGGGGTTTCTGTCGGCCACCCCGATAAAGGCATCGTCGCAGTCGAGGTACTGAAGTAGGACTGCGCCCTTGGTGGAAGCCCCCAGAACCCAAAGCGGACCTCCGAGGGCTAAAGGCCCCCTTATGAGGTCGGTGGCCATCTGCTTCCAGCGTTGGGTGCGTTCGGCGAAGGCTTCACAGTCTTCCAGTCTGACCTTGGGGACATCCAAGAGTCCGAGCGACATCCCCGACTTCCGGGCGATCGTCCTGACACTTCCGCCGTTCACGTCGTTGAACCGGATCTCGGTCAGGGTGAGTCCGTGGGCGGCGTAGAGCGTCTTCAGGGTGTGAACGTCGTAGTAGCACAGGTGCTCGTGGCAGATCGAGTCGAAAGCGTTGGCCTTCAACATGGTGGGGGAGTCGTTCAACTGGTTGATCCAGATCCCATCCTCAGACAGGCACTTGGCCACCCCAGCCACGAACTCGCCCGGGTTGTCGAGGTCGTAGAACATCGCCACAGAGGTGATCACCTGGCACTGGCGGTCCACCTTGTCTGGGGTGAAGTAGTCGGAAATCACCAGGTCCGCTACGTCGTGCAACCGGTCTTCGAGGTTCTGGGCCGGCTCGCAGGCGATCTTGGTAAAGGCTCCGGGGACGCAGGAGAGCAGATAACCGTCGTTGGCCCCGATATCGAGCCAACTACCGCCATCGTGGTACTCCAAGCCGTGCCTGACGATGTCCTTCATCGCCAGACGCATCGAGTCGTTGATCGAAGTCCGGTACCAGAAACGCTTGAACAGCAAGTCGGGATCGACGGTTTCGCCCAACTGGAGCAACCCACAGAATCCGCAGCGCACCAGGTTCAGTGGGGCTCGCGGAAGGTCGAGGTCGATATCCTTGGGAAATCTCACCAGGTACTGCTCGCCGAGGGAAAGGATGGGCTGAAGGCCAGCATCCCCGCAGGCCCTGCACGTCAGCCTAGGTTTGTAAACTGTCTGCTCGCGGGTTTCCAGCACGCCTTCCTTGGCCTTGAACACGGTTGCCATCCTGGCTCCTTATCTTAAAGGCTCCCTGGGGTTGTCTCTCTCCCACTGACTCGACTCGTCGTCGTAGAATAGCTTGCGATCCAGCCCGTCCATATCCAGCGGTTGAGCACCTCTCTCCCACGGGGCTCTTTGGTTCGGAAGCCTTCTCGCGGGTTGGTAGATCGGGTACTCGAACGCATCGGCATGAGCGTCTACCCAGTCGTTCTTCATCTTGGGGTTGCTCATAATCTCACCTACTTGAGATAGCTGGGCCATGAGTTCTCTTGAGCCGGGGGCGTTCTCGATGATCTTCACCCTGCCGTCCACCCAGAACATGGTGGCCCCGTGGATGCGGTCACGCTTCGACTGCATCTTCCAGCGGTCGAACTGGTGGAAGGCCGGCATCGGCTCGTTGGCTTCAGCGAAGTAGTTGGCGAGAGCGATCTTCCAAGATCCGTGCTTACTCGTCTCGCGTTCGTCGGTGATGGCGAGGATCTTCTTCCCTTGGCGTCTGTAGCGCTGCACCGTGCTCACCAAGAGCTTGGCGAAGTCTTCTGCACGCCAGGTCTTGGAGCCGTAGCCTTCGATGACGTACACAAGTCCAGACCCGTCTCTGGGGTATCCGTGGACGATCATCACCGTCTCGTCCTTGCCTACCTGCTTGGCACCAGTCGCAAAGGCAGTGTCACAGGTGATGGCATAGGAGAGCATCCCCCAAGGGACCTCGTCTTTCTTGACGATGCACTGTCTGATCTGGTCGGCGGTGATGGGGTTGGTTTCTGACTCTTGGGGGTTGTTCAAGACCTGGGCGGCGAACCTCAGAGGCTTCAACTTCTCATAGCGCTTCATCTCGCCTTCGGGCCATATATGAGGGGTGGTGGGTTTACCCTCAGAGTCTCTTCCGGCGAGGAAGTAGACGTGCCAGATACCGTCGGGGTTGATGTCGAATCCGGACTCCTGGCTCATACCCGTTACGTCTGCCACCCCCTCATCCACCATGGTGCTGCCAAAGTGGTCCATCGAGGAGTAGCGGGTGCCGATCCAGACGATCAGGGCGTCAGACTCAAGTGCCGGAAACAGCGAGCTGGCCTGATCCACCACCGTGCTGACCCAGCCGGTGTCCTTCTGGATCGCCTCGTAAGAGATCGGGTCGTCGTAGAAGACGGCGTCGGGGTGACTGCCGACTATAGAGGTCTCGACGGCGAAGGTGCTAAGGCTGGGGTCCTGCCTGGAGGTGTTGCGACGGGCGACGTGGACCACCTGCTTGCCAGTCCAGCTTCTCGCATCGGTGGCCCAGTTGCCGAACAGCTTGGTGAACAAGGCGTGAGGGTCGGAGCCATCGATCACCGCCTTCATGGCGTCCAGCATCTTCCCGCTTAGGATCAGGTTTTCAGAACCTGTCGCGGTGGCAGACTCGGGATCGCGGACGTGGAGCCATAACTGGCCGGCGCGGGTGATCTGAGTCGTCTTACCGATCCGACGGTGGACCAGAATGGCGAGGTTTTTCTTGCGCCCTACCCCGTTTCTGCGCCAGTGGAACCACTGATCGACGTGTTCCTGGAACCACTGAGCGATGGGGTAGTGGAGGTCGTACTTGACCCAGCGTCTGGCTCTGGGGTTAAGACCCGCACCGAAGGCGTAGAGGAAGAAAGTCCAGAAGTCCACCCGGCAGAAGTGTCGAAGTAGCTCGATCTCGGCCTGGTAGTCCCAGTGGGTGGGCTTGTTATGGTGTCTGGGAGGGCGTACCAGCCTCCTCGCTCTCGGCATCTTCGTCCCTGTCTTCGAGTTCCTGCATCCGTGCCGCTTCTTCGTCCAACAATATCTTAATCGCCTGGTTCTGGCACCAGCGCTTCTGGACCACCTTGCCCTTGTGCATGGGGTAGCCCTTGGGGACACCGGGACGCTTGATCTCAGGGCGGAACCGGTACAGGTCTCTTAGGGAACCGATGCCTTCCACCTGTTTTATGAGGTCGGGGTGCAGCAGTTCGGCGGTGAGGTTGGGCTGGGCGCTGATCTCGTCTCGTGCTTTGCCGAAGGCGCGGTGGTAGGCGACCTTGCACAACTCTCTACCGGCCGGCTTCATCAATCTACTGAGGCGTTCGACGATGTCTTCGTCGTTGAGTAAGTCACCCAGGGTAGCGGCCGAACCTCCTTTCTGGGCCAGCAGCATACGGTAGGCTTGAGTCTGCTGGGCTCCGTCGCCGTTACGGGCGAGGTCGGAGAGGCCGTGAAGAATCTCTTCGAGGGAGAGGACCTTGGGACCGTCTACCACTAGCCTCCCAGGAACTTCTTGGTTTTTCGGAAGCCCTCTTTGACCTTGCCGACGGCTTGCTTGCCCTCGTCGATTAGTTTCTTGCCGCCTTCGACGATGTCGTCGGTGACTTGCTTCACAATCGGCTTCCTTCTAGGGACTGCGGGGCGACCCATCATGGCCTCCTAGGCGTCAGTCGGGGGTTTGCGGAAGGTGGCGGGCATGATGCCGCCGACTCTGCGCCTGCGCCGTCTCACGCCCTGTTCGGGCGGGCTGACAGGACCGTAGTCGTCCGTCTCGCCTGTGCTACGGGTGCGCGTGTTCTGGCTCCTCGTGTCCTCGTCCTTCTGCTGCTCCATGTAGTCGAGTAACGACTGTTTGAAGGGCTTGGAGCGGACGTAGGGCTTGCTGGGAGTGCCGCCGACCTTGACTTCGCGGGGCTTGCGCTGGGGGACGGCTGGCCTACCCACTACTCGTCATCCTTGCGGCGGTAGAGGGCCTTGAGACCGCCCCAAGAGATGCGACCACTCTTCTTCGCTGTGGTGGTGTCCGCTGGGGCACCAGTTTCCGAGGGAAGCGGTACGCCTCGGAACGGGTACATGGGGTCGTCCTGGAAGTCCGGCCCCCATACCGCACGGGCCTTGGACACCCTTGACTTGACCTTCGCCCGCTTAGCCACGCTTGCGTCTCACGGGCTTCTTGCCTCTCGCTGGGGCGTGTTCAGGTAGCTCCGAGAAGTGGCCTCTGGTGGCAGCGTCGAACTCTTGGACCACCTTGGGGCTTATCTCGTGGCGCTTCAACTTGGCGTGGAAGGCGCGTTGCTGACTTCGGCTCTTGTAGGGCATCCCCGCCTCAGTTGGAGGAGGTGGGCCGGGCTTTCAGGGTTTCAGGGGCACCGACCCACCTTTTTTACGCGCATCGCTCGTCCCTGTGCTGACGTCAGTCTATGACGCGGTGCGGAAGTCAGTCAACCCCTAGTCTCTTCTAGGGGGAAGTCTTAGAGGCTTGTCTTGCCGGGTTGGGGTGCGCGGGCACAGACTGAGACTTGGTGGGGGCTCGTCTTGCACCGAGTAACGCTTGGACTAACGGCCTGTCTGGGCGGCCCCACCAACCTCTTTCCATGCCTCCAACCCCTGGAGACACGCATGCCTGAAGAGTACTGGTACCTCGTCCGTGGACTTGACAAGTCGGAAAGGTGTGAGTTTTGCTGGGCCACGCTGTTGAAGGGTAAGTGGGCTTACAAGTCGTCGTTACGGGAGGCGTTCGAGTGTTCGGGGTGTCGAAAAGAGGGGGTGAGGGCGCAGACGGCCTCGTTGCAACCCTCGCCCGCGCCGTTAGTCGCCTCAGTGGTCTGTTCCGCCGCGAAGTATCGGTGGCAGTCCTGAATCCGGACGAGCTAGTCCTACTCGAACTTCACGGCTGGGAGCCCTATGAGCGAGCCGAACCGATACGCGAGGTTCCGGACGTGGTTGCTGAACCGCGTCCTCGACGGCGCAACTCCAAGGCAGGTAGGGAACTGGTTAGCCAGGTACAGGTCGAAGTACTCGCAGACGACGAACGTCGGGTGGGCTGACGGGCTACCCGAAATCCCCACCGAGGTGGAAATCGAAAATCTCTCATCGAGGGAAACATGGTGACTGACAGGGCCTACCAAGTCAGCGTCTTTGGGTCCGGGGGCTTCGGCGACGAGCTAGCCGAGGAGGAGAGTCGGGTGATCGTGCGGCTACCCAAGGAGTGGTACGAGGAGGACGGGAGCTTCAAGCCCGAGGCGCTGAAGTCGGGGGACCGCTACGTCCTGGTGGAACTCTCACGCGGCAAGTTCACGCTGGCCCCACTCGTGCAGTAGAAGCAGTAAAGGCTTAGAATATAATCTTTCTCCTAGGAGAGTCCTAGGTTTTAGCTTTTGACTCTAGTCTTTAGCTCCTGCTTTCACTTCTGCCCACAACCTGTTTCCGCACCCCCAAAACTGTCAAGGCCCCCAGATGTTAAGTTTTCAGGATGGGGTTGACGAGCGTCAAAAGGCCCTCCAGTCCCTCCTAGCCGAGGTTATGGCCTGGGACGGTACAGACCGCTACACACCGCTGTTGCGGGCTGCACTGGCCTTCCAGAGGGCTTCTAGGGGGAAAGAGCTACCCGCTGTGGACGCAGTGCTCTAGTCCGCACTCGGTGCAGCGCACGGCGGTGTAGTAGTCCCCCCGGCCGAGGTGGAAGGTCAGCCCACCGCACTTGGCGCACTCCTGGGGGACGGCCTTCCACTCGTCGTAGCTCTGGCCGATGTGGAACGGCGGCACCTTGGCTGAGGGCCGGATGCGCTGGGCGTTGAAGTCGTCCTCCTCCACCCCCGTCGCCGGATCGTAGGTGTCACTCACGGCTTCCAGTCCTCTGGAGGGAGGGTGAGGTCCCCTAGGTGGATTTCATGGGGCTTGAGGATTTTCACCCATCCCGGCTGGTCCTCGCGTTCTTCAGTCATCGGCCCCGAGGTCGAGACGCAGCGCCGCGCCCACTCCATGCACCGGATCACCTCGTCGGACATGAGCAAGTTCCGCTCGAAGCACTCATCCCCTGGCACCATCTCGCCCCAAGAGGTAGGCTCTCCATCCGCGTCCGGCCCAGGCGGAGTGCTGGTAAACGCCGCTCGCAGCCTCCTCGCTACCTGCTCTCTCAGGTCAGAGCCGAGCGGCGAGCCTTGCACTCGCTCCGCTTTCGCGGTCGCCTCGTGACGCGGCTTACTAGCTCGGTCCACCGCCTCGCCCGGCTCATTCATGGGTCGTCTCCCCAGTCGTCATCGAGTAGGTCTCGTACTTTGGCGGCTCCCACTCGGGCGGCGGGAGACTGTCAACTAGGTAAGGCGGCGGCCCACCGTCCGGCGAGCAGTGCGCGCACTCCGCCCAGCGGATAAGCCGCAGGACTTCCAACGCCATCCGCGACATCTGACGTGCCACCTTGTCCATGTCGTAGTAGGGCTCGGTGCGCCGGGCTTGCTCCTCGGTGACTTCCCCGCTGGAGGTGAGCCGTTCCGCACGCTCGTCCTGCCAGCGCTGCACCGTGAAAAAGGCCAAGCGCCTAGCGATTTCCTCCTTAAGAGGCTCTCTCAGGGAGTCAGTCACGACGCACCCAACCTGTGTTCCTCACAGTGCGCCAACGGCCCGTCCCACCACACCGCCTGCTTCCCGCACTGCACCCCATGCACCTGCGCCGCACAGCACACCCCCTCTAGGGAAGGTTGGAGACGGTTCCAGTCCCCGATCGGGTCCCCACTCCTCGGTTTTATCGCTCCCATGATCTCCCTCGCTGTTTTAGCCACAGGCGGCGGTGTCGGCAACGGCTCGGGATCAGCCTGAATGGCGGCGGGCGGAGGACTCGAACCTCCCGCGACTGGTTTTGGAGACCGGTCTACGCCCTGCGCGCCCGCCCGCTTCATCCGCCGGTATATCGCCCGGCACTCCTTGCACGTGCTCGACCCCGTACACCCCGGCTTGTCGCAGATACTCAATCTGGTACGTGCCATACGTGCCAGTATGCCAGATTGACGTGCCAGATTCAATAACTGGTACGCCGTTTTACTCCCAAAAATCTGGCATAGAGCGCGTTTGGGTCTGTCGCAACCCCCGCTTTCGTGGTGGGGTGCGTACGCCACCCTAGCCGCTGCTGGTGCGGCTGCAAGCATGGTCAAGCGTTGGATAAACCACATAACCTCTAGCCTTGGCATACGTGACAGCGTGGTCACATGAGAGGCTGTTGCTGTATCGGTTTCCATCTACACCGCATCTGGCCTCCTCTAACTCAACGCCTAGAACCGTAAGGTGTTGCGTAGGCAGGAGAGCCTTGATCCATCGCTGGCCCCTCTCCACCTCCGCCTGGCAGCGCGTTGCGGAGTGCAAGCTCAGACGTTGCGTAGTGCCCTTGGTTTCCCCTAGGAGGGGCTGTAAGTCTTTGCCTGGGGTCTGGCATGAGACTGGCTCTTACCTAGGCTCAGACTCGAACCTTGGAGGCCTGAGATGAATGCACGAGTGCTGGACTGTGGACGCTACGGGTTAGTCGTGCAGTGGCCCGACGGCCATGCTTGCTTCGCCTCTTCCCTGACTGAAGCACTGACTCTCAAACACCCCTTGACAGGGTAGGGCTGTTGCCTCATACTGTCAGTGTTGGACTGGAAACCAACCCGGAGGAACAAATGAGCCAAGCCACGCAAAAGGGATGGATCGAACCCAGCAACGCGTACGAGCTTCAAGTCTGGCCCGAAGCTCCCTACCGCATGTGCTTCGACTCGGGCGAGCGCTTTGCCCTTTCTACCCTCGACGCTATCCGTGCCCAGAAGGACGGGATGGAGTTTGTCCCGGTCCATGCTCAGGAAGGCAGGCAGTCATGAGCCGCTACCAGGAGCTTTTGGAGCGGAAACGCAAAGAGTATGGCCCGCGCTTCTCGGAGTCGGGACTTGACTTGCGTTTCGCGCGGTTTTTCGACTCTGGCCAGCGCATCAAGGTCGAGACATGCGGCATGGTCCTAACCGGCCGCGTGAGCGTGACCACTGGCTGGCAGCCATGCTTCATCCTCATGCGAACCTCTCGGAGCATGGGGTCGCCTTGGACCTTGGGCACGCGCGACAAGATCCTCGCCGTGCAGCATGGGCGGAAGTATGTCCCAGTCGAGTCTACCCGGAAGGAAGCCTGAGCCATGAACCTGCGAACCTTGGGAGATATTCGCGGTTCCTCGCCCTATATGGGCGCGTGCGCCGCATGTCACGTCCAGTTTATGAGCCTCCATGAGCGCGTGGGCAAAGACTCTGACGGCCGCTTGATTTGCGAGCGTTGCGAAGCCCGGAAGGAAGGCCGATAAATGAGCCTCAAGACCGAGATTCGCCGCGAGGATGGTTATTGGAGCCTGTACGTCAACGGCCAGCGCACCGTCGACCGCGAGTCCTTCGCCGTGGCCGATCGCGTGAAGTACTTCCTGGACAATCCGAAGGCATGGGAACCGGCCGAGTCTCACGAAGTCGCCCAAGCCATTCGCGACCACTTCGCCAAGCAGGAAGGGGCCACCCGATGACTACCAAGAATCCGCTAGGATTCGATAATAGCCGCTTCGATGAAATAGATAAGGCCGCGCTCCACAACGCCTTGCTTGCGCTCAAGACGTGCCCGCTTTGCCGTCGTGACTTGCGCCAAGTCAAGCATTCGGAGGATGGACGGAGCGCGCCACCCGAAAATCTGTGGGCCTGCGTTACGTGCGACGAGGCATGGGAGGTCAAACCATGAAACGCCATGAGCCAATCTTGCCCGAAGCCCCGACGCGCGAGCGGCCGTGCGTGGATTGCGGGCGACCTGCGTATCAATGGCCTGGATACGCGCCCATTTGCGAGGAATGCGCCGACAAGCGCCGCAAAGGAACCGCAGACGCGGAGGTGAAGTCGTGACTACCAAGAGCCGAGAGAGTGCACACACGCCAGGACCGTGGACCGAGGAGCCTTCCATTGGTTCGTACGATGGCGCTAGGCAGGTGCGCGCCACGCGCGAAGCAGTCGCTATCGTGGTAGGTCGCTCCCTTGCTGTGGGCCGCACCGATGAGATCGTACAAGCCAACGCCCGCCTGATTGCCCAAGCCCCTGCCTTGCTGGAGGCGCTGCGGGACTTGGTGGAGCATGGCGACCGGCGCTGCCAGGACGTGGACGCCGAAGCCTTCGCGCTCGCCTTCGACCGTGCCGAAGCGGCCATCCGTGCCGCTACTGGAGGGAGCCAATGACCAAGGCGGAAGCGCTGAAAGAGGCGCGGCGGCGTTGGGGCCACAAGGGCCGCGCGTGGGTTGGAGCGCGAAGCTCCCCGCTCGCACGCTACCGCGTCGGCTACTACTACAACCCCGCCGTCTCGTCTAGCCGCATATGCGGGGCCGGGAAGTCTTGGGAAGCCGCGTTCATCGATGCCGACAACGAAGGCAATATCCCGTTCTCCCTTGAGGGGGGTGCCGCTACTGGAGGGCAGGAGACATGAAACTAGTCCGTGACTTACTCCTAGGAGCAGCCTTCCTCCTGGCTGCTCAGATCCTCACCGAGCCCAAGTCTCAAGCCGTGCCAGGGACCGATCAGTGGTATGCCGAGCAGTTTCCAGGGGCCACGGGCTTGTACAGTTTTCCTGAAAAGGCCAACGAATGATGACCCGAGAGTGGTGGTTGGACAAGATGGGCGAGTGGTATGTACCTGAGCCAAATACCGGATGCTGGCTATGGCTCAAGGGTGTGCAAACAAGCGGCTATGGCCAAGTGGCCTTGGAACGCAAGAAACACCCGCGGCTCCGCGTGGCGCATCGGGTGAGCTATGAGCTATTGCGTGGGCCAATCCCTGGTGGCCTGACCCTCGATCACTTGTGCCGTGTCAGGTCATGCGTCAATCCAGACCATCTGGAGCCCGTTACAAACCGCGTCAACGCCTTGCGTGGCAATGGAGCCCCGGCTCGCCACGCGAGACAAACGCATTGCCTCAATGGGCACCCGTTGACGCCAGAGAACATTTACCCGTGGCCCGGCGAGCGTATCTGCGTTATCTGCGAACGCCAGCGCGCTAACGACGCCTATTTGAAGCGATGCACCGAGCGCGGCTACACCCCGCAGCGCTACAAGCGGAAGCCACTGCCGTTTCCTGAAAAGGCAGGAAGATGAGCGAGCGCAAGGTGATAGCCATAGCCTGCGGCATCAAATGGGGCAGTTTCGAGCGCGTGGTGGCGCTCTGCGATGACGGCACGATGTGGCTTTCCGACGCCGAGGCTGGATGGTTGCCCATGACACCCGTCCCCCAAACCAAGGAAGAAACCAAATGAGCGCCAACATCAGCCTCACTCTCGAAGTCCTGAAGAACGTCCAGAAGCAATGGGTAGACATGGCCCACAAGCACGAAGCTCTAGCCAAAACCTGCCTCACCCCTCTCACCCGCCAAGCCCACGAAAGAGAAGAACGCTATTACCAAGGCAAGGCCGACGGTGTACGTCAGGCGGTAGAGACTCTGGAAGACGCTATCCTCGCCGAGTCTGAGCGTATCGCTTCCAGAGCCTTCATTATCGCTTCAGACGAGCTATCACGTCTGCGCGAGGCTCTGGGCCGGGACGCCAACGAAGAGGAATCTGAGGGCATCTGGGAAGCTTCTAGAGCCCATGCCATGAGCACCAAGGAAGTCTTTGCCCGCTACGAGGGTATGACTCAGGCTGAAGTCATGGCCGAGACGGCAGTCAGAGTCACGGAGCAGGCCAAGCGGTGAATCCGCCCCGAGTGAGCCCGGAGAGACCAAGGATTAGTCCGGAGAAGCTGGAAGAAATCCTGAAGGACGGTCTTTTGACTGAGGTTGGGCGCAATGTCCTGCTCGACCTCCGCGACTCTCGTGCTGAGGTAGAGAGGCTAACGGCACGCTGCGAGAGAGCCCGCGAGAGGCTGCGCTGGTGGTTCAACGAGTTCCATGAATACGACGACACCGGCAAGGACGGCGATAGCTGGCAATCGGACGAGTTCTGCGAACAAATCGAAACTACGCGGCGGGTGCTCGCTGAACTGGAGGGGGAGTGAGGCCGAAGTGCTTGGATCTATTCTGCGGCGCTGGGGGCGCAGCAATGGGACTCCATCGAGCGGGTTTCGACGTGACCGGGGTAGACATCAAGCCCCAGCCTCGCTACCCGTTTCGCTTCATCCAGGGGGACGCCTTGAACTCTCCGGTGCGGTTGTCGGACTTCGATCTGATCTGGGCGAGTCCGCCGTGCCAGGCGTTCACTCGGGCACGAGCCATCCATGGCCGTGAGCATCCCAACCTCGTGCCACAGACGCGGGCGTTGCTGGAGTCATCGGGCCGCGCATGGATTATCGAGAACGTGCCGGGAGCGCCTATCCGCGCCGACTTCATGCTGTGCGGCTCACAGTTCGGCGAGCGCCGTCTGAAGCGCCACCGCTGGTTCGAGTGCTCGTGGCGGCCTCTGGGGATGGCTCAGCCCTGTGACCACGCCGATGACATCGTGAGCGTGTTCGGCCACGGCGGGCATATCTACCACGGCGTCGAGGACTGGCGTCGCGTCATGGGCATCGAGTGGATGAAGCGCGACGAGATCGCCCAGGCCATCCCCCCCGCCTACTCGGAGCACATCGGCCATTACGCCATGCTGGCCCTTGGGGCGGAGGGGCGCGGCAACCCGAACGAGATTCCTACGAAGCCACGTAACGTGCGGGGCTCTGAGTCCGAGGAGGCCCGATGACCGACCTCGTGAAGCGGCTGCACTCAGCAGGAGAGTTGAAGCGCCGCGCCTCCACCTTGCTCTGGCTCATGCACAACGCACTGGCCAACGGCGACCACGAGAGCTATGGGAAGGCCAACGCCGAGATGGTGGGCAAACTCATCTCCGACATCGACACCAACGTAGGCACCGAAGTCGAAGCAGAGGCGCACATCGAGAAGCTGGAAGCCCGCCTGCGAGCCGCCGAGGCCAGCAACCTACGGATGGCGGAAGCCCTGACGGAGATCGCGGGGCATGGCTGTTACCGCACGAATCCGACAGCGGGGCCAGCGCAGGACGCCTACGACCACCTCGCGGCGTGCGTGAACCTTGCGTGCGCGGCACTCGCGGCCAGCCCTCCGAAGCCCCAGGAGAAGGCAAATGGGTGACGTTCACGTGGAGTGGCTGCTGACCTTGGAGCCGAATCAGTTTTACAAGTGGCACCGGGATCGCGATAAGGGCGAAGTGGTGCAGTCGCTCGTCGCCACGCTTGACGTGTTGAGAGCGGAGCGCGCGGCGGTCAGCCCTCCGAAGGGAGATGCAGAGAACGATGCGGCCTCTGGAAACCGGCCGGGCCAGACGGAGAACTCCGAGTCGGAGCCCTCGCGCCCCCAAGCCGCAACTGCATCTCCTTCCGAGGGGGCGAGACTAGCGTGGATCACGCAAGCGGTGGATGACTTCGTGACGGCGCGTGGCGCGGTCAGTGGCAGCGAAAAGGTCGAAGCTCTCTCGGCGCTGCGCGGCATCCTCCACGGGTGCGAGGCTGACGTGACGGCCTTCCTGGAAGGAGTCCGCGCCGAGGAGCGGGAGAGGTGTGCGCGGCTCGTCGAGTCTCTCCATGACTCGGTGCTGGTCCCGCACGAGAAGCAAGGGAAACACTACGTCTCGAACCGCATCCGTTCCCTCGGGGCGGCCAGCCCACCGTTGGGAGAGAGCCCGCCCAAAGGAGAGGCCGATGCTTGATGATCCGCATGTGTCGGTAGACATCGAGGCGTGCGGCGAGGTGCTGATGTCGCTCGGAGCCTGCACCTTTGATCCGCGCACCGGAGAGGCGGCCTCCGAATACTACGGCGTGCCCGACATCGGGCAGCAGGTGAAGAAGGGCCTGCGCCTGGACGCCGACGCCTTCCGCTGGTGGCTCAAGCAATCAGACGAAGCGCGGGGCGCAGTGGGTGATCCAAAGTCCACCAAGAGCGTCCTCAAAGGGCTTCGCGAAGTGGCTCCCGCCTGGGGCGTGGCTGTGGGCGTATCCGACCAGCTTCGACCTCCCGGTGATCGCGCGCGTCTACGGAGCCTTCGACGTGCGGGTGCCCTGGAAGTGGCAGAACACCCTGGATGGCCGCACCCTCTGGCGGTTGGCATGCGCGATTGATCCAGCGCTGGAGCGCATCGAGAAGGAGGCCAACCCCTGCCCACATCACGCCCTCGCCGATGCTAAGGAGCAGGCGCGATGGTTCGCCAAGTACCTTGCCCCGGTCGCGGGCGGGGCCACCGAGAAGCCCGAATGAGCCCGCTCCTGATTGACGAGCCCGAGATCATCCGCGATGGGCTGATGGATCTCGCCGCTCGGATGCGCCGGGAGAACGGTTGCGACGGCGACGACACCCCTGGCTGCATGGTCTGCGATTGGGCGAGCGAGCTTGAACGGTGGACGAAGAAGCTGCCGGGCCTCAAGGTCAGCATTCAGTCAGCGGGGGAGGAGCCGACGAGATGAGCACGCCGCCGCTTAAAGTCTGTTCGCTGCTAGACGAGATTGCTTTCCTGCTTGATTCGACGGTGGACCTGGACCATCCATATGACCGCGACACGCTATTGATGCGGCTGGAAACTGCGTTCGAGGTGAGGCTAGCCACCGCTAAGGCCGAGGGGGAGCGGGAAGGAATGGAGAGAGCGGCGGCCCGATGCTCCGAGGTGCGGGATCGAGTGCTCGCGGCGCGGGACAAGGCTGCGGCGGCTGGGCGAGAAGGCGTCGCCTCGCATCGCCAGTCGGATGCCGAGACGCTGCAGAGCATCGAATACGACATCCGGGCGCTGGCCGCATCGTTGGGAACCCTGAAAGAGCCCCCGCTCTCGCCCCGGGAACAGCAAGCCAAGCACGGGGCCTACTGGCCACCGGAGATCCCGATGACTGAGGCCGAAAAGAGAATCATCGACGGCGGAGCCAGCCCCCAGTCAGAGACGCCCCCCGTCATGAAAAGTTTCAAGGGGGTGGTAGACAGTTTCAAAGCAGTGGAGGATGCGCTCTGGGACAAAGCCGAGGTCCGCGCCGCTGAGCAGAAGGTGCTGGCTGCAGTGGAAGTGTGGCGTGACGCTCGGAAAGTCGGGATGACAGACTCCTCCAAAGCACTCGTGGCCGCCGTGGACGAACTACGGGCAGCGAGGAAGCGGTGAGCCCGATCTTTCACGTTGGCAGGAAGGTGCCCAAGGGCTGGGTCGAGCTACCCGGTGGCATCCACCTGGGGCGCGGTATCTGGATGCTGCCGATGCGGCCGGAGGTAGAGGTGGAGGGGCCGGCTCACCAGGACGAACGAGATTCCTATGGGACGCGGCTGGACGGCGGCACGACGCCCGAGGAGGCCAACCCCTGAAACGCTCCGTCTCCCTCCCCCGCAAGTCCTCCCTGCTCCGCAAGGGGAGACTGAGGCCGGTGGCCAAGTCCAAGCACTGGAAGGCCTTGGACGACCTGTGCCGCAAGGTGGTGTTTGCCCGGGACGGCAACCAGTGCGTCAAAACCGGCAGAACCGACAACCTGCAATGGGCTCACGTCGAATCCAGGCGCTATCCCGCTACCCGCTGGGACACCCGTTTCTCGATGACGCTTTCAGCCGGGGCGCACCTGTGGTGGCACCACCGTCCAGTCGAGGCTGCGGAGTGGTGGTCCAAGACCTTCCCAGAGCGCGCCACAGCCCTCAGGATGGTCCGTAGCCAGAAACAGAAGGTGGACCCCAAACTGATCCGTTTGCGGCTAGAACAGGAAGCCAGGGCCCTTGGAGTGGAGGTCTAGCATGTCAAGATTCAGGGTCGAGCACCGGATTCCGAGTTACTTCTGCCCGGTCTGCGATACCTTTCACCTCGGAGAGGACTTGGGGGCTTGTGTCAGAGCCCTGCCCGGTTACGCGGCCGGGGGTGCCCCGCGTAAAGACATCCCCCAGGCACCCACTAACCCGGAGGTCGCCCATGAAGCGCCTTCTGGCAGTGCCACTGATGCTGGTGGCGACGATGGCTCACGCCGGGGTCGGGATCGTGATCCTCGACGTGATGCCCCGTAGCGGTCTGTGGCAGAGCATGGTGGAGTACACGCTCCTCACGGTGCGTGCCATCCTCCGGATCTAGAGCGGAGGAAGCGGAGCGGTTAGGGTGTGGGCTTGGAAGGACCCCAGGCCCACTTCCAACAGACTTTGTGGGGTGCGGTACGTTCACCTGGGTGAGCGGGACTAGGGCGCTAGTCCGGAGACCCGCACCCCTTTGATGGGCCGCAACGCTGTTCCTTCTCAACTGGGGATTCGGTATGAGGTAAGGACGGTAGGAAAACCGAGAACGCACGGGGGTGGGAGATCCGTGGGGGATTTCTCACCCTGTTTTCGTCGGAGACACCTCTGAAAGCCCAACGCTACTGCATCTCATGTGGACGACTCGCTGCGTGCGGCGGCAACTCCAAGCGCTGCAGCACCTGCGTGCGTAAGTCCCGAGTCAGAACTACCAAGAAGATCACCGTCTTCGGTGTCCAGCGGCCTCAGAAGCCCGCACCGAAGGAAGACGTAGTCCCAGTCAAGGTAGTGCCACTTTCGAGCCCTAGAGGGCTCCTGGAGGCTCCTGAGCCCCCTCCAGAGAGAGAGCGCAAGTACCCACGTATCGACCTGAGCTATCTGCGGAGGGACCGATGCTGAGCTACCTGTTTTTCCTGCTGGTGGTGGCGCTGGTGGGGTCGTGTCTCATGTACTCGGAGGATGGGAGACGGTGAAGCGTATCGTAAACGTCTGCTGGCGCGGCATCTGCGGCCAGACTGATGAAGCATGGCTCGGCCCCCAGGGGGAAGTCTACCCTAAGAGTGAAGTCATCCTCCGCTTCCCCGATGGGACGCTGGTTGAAGCGTGAAGAAAGTCTCCCGGCAGAGACTCCACCAGCTACGCCAGCGCAAAAAGGGACTGTGCGAGAAGTGCTCCCGCAAAACCTGGCGGAAGGGGGCCAACCTCTGCCCCTACCACCACCAGAAAGACCTGGAACGAAGAAGGAAGTCCCCTTGACGCGGGAAGGATTCGGGCTTAGACTAAAGGCATGACCAAACTCGAAATCATCGAAGCCAACATCGACCCTGAGGAATGGTCTGTCGCCGAGGTTGCGCGACTACTCAGGCTCACAAAACCGGCCCTCATCGCGGAGTTCAAGCGCCGCGCCCGTAATGCTGCCAAAGCCCAGCGCGCTTGGGGGAATCGACGCTGTAAGTGCGGCAAGCTCAACAAGAACTGCGGCGACCTGATGCACGCCATCGAGATGATTGAACCTTGGCCGACTCCATTCCTCGATGCCGCGAATAAATCAAAAGCTCCTGGGATGGTCCACTCGTGGCTAGAAGAAGAGAAGTCCAAGTGACTGACTACCTGAACCGCCTCCACGCCTGGCTGGATGAGATGCCCCGCTGGCCTACCAACTACGGGCGGGGCTACCGGGAGGAAGTGCTGGAACACCTAGTCGCTCTTAGGAAGTGGGCGGCGAGCGAGCCCGAGCATGAGTCCGACTGAGCAATGGCTGCGGGACAACCCTGACGTGGTGGTTTATCTGGCCGTGCTCCACGAGGCCGAGCGTGAACGCGAGCGAGTCGGCGGCAAAGGGGCTAGGGCTAGACGACGAGGTTGGCGACGTGCCCGGCTCATCCTCGATGCCTACCAGAAAATGAAGGAGCCAAAGGAGAACAAATGAGCGAGGTTCCGTGTGACATCTGCGGCGATCCGACCCCGATGCTGGCCACCAAACGCTGCGACCGTTGCTGGGAACTGGAGCGCCGCATCGAGCGCGACCCTCACCTAGCGCGCAAAATCCTTGCTCGGGTCGAAAAGGAAGACAATGAATGGTGGGATCTGGCCAACCACCAGCCCACCGATGAAGAACTTGGGAGGAAACCTTGAGCGCTGCCCTATGTCCCGTCCACAACCTGCCATGGAAGGTCGTTCCCGCTGGTGTCAACAAGGCCACCGGCCAGCCCTATAACTCGTTCATCGCCTGCCCCATCCGGGAGTGCAAGCAAAAGCCCCAGAACGGCGTCACCGTCGCTTCTGCCACCCCCGTCCAGACTGCCATCCCCGGGGTAGCCCCAGCACCGCGCCAGACCTCCAAGGATGCCCGCTACGCCCACTGTCTCACCTTCGCTGGCAGGTTGTTCCAAGGTCAAGGCTCAGAGGCTGTGAGCGAGGCTATGGAGCTTGCACGGCACCTTCTTGAGGGGTGGCCGGAGTGAGCCCCTGCTCCGATGAGAGGCCCGGCGATAGAGAACACGAAAAGCACATGCGCGAGGGGGCAGCACTGCTCTGCTCCATCATGCGCCGCGAGTTGAGCATCTACGACGAGTCGGTCAAGGCGTGGTGGGAGCGCCACCAGAAGTTCGACGCCAATTACGCCGCCTACGGGCACTATCAGGACGAGCCATGAATCCAAAAGAACTCGGGCGACTCGCCGACTTCGTCACCATCGGCGCGTTAAGTGGATGGTGCTTGGGCGTGCTGGCATGGTGGTTTACGAGGAAGCCGTGACCCTCCCTCCCTCCTGGAAGCCGCAGCAGCACCTCTCAGGGATAGTCCGTGAGTCAGGCACCGGAGAAGCTACAGAGCCCGTCAGAACACTCCTAGAGTACGGCCTAGCCCGCAAGCTGGAGCAGGAGAAGGCCCAGCGTGCCGCCGAGGGGAAAGACAAGAGGGAGTACCCCTACGTCACCGATGCTGGCAAGTGCCCGCGCCAGTTGTTCTTCGCACTGACCAACGTGCCGCGCACCGAGGTCATGACTCTGGACTCGTGGATGACCTTGAACATCGGCAGGAAGGCTGAAGAACTCTACATCGAACTCCTCGAAGCGGCCGGGGTCACCATCCTGACTCAAGAGCGAGTCGAGCTAGAGACGGACGGCGAGAAGGTGGTGGGCAAGCTGGACTTGCTCATCGAAGTCCCGGAGGAAGTCCGGGCGCTGATCCCTGGACTGGACGAGAGAGAGTTGTGGGAACTCAAGACCAAGAACTCACGTGCCCTGGGCTGGGTGATCAAGAGAGGCGGGCCGGAGCAGGACGACGGCTACACCAAACAGGTCAACACCTACCTGCATGCCGGAATTTTGGGAAAATTTCCGTCACCGACTTTGGCTCGTGGCCGTTTGATCTATACCGCCGTCGGTGCCACCAAGGGGGAACCCCTGTTTCATGCGTGGTTCGTGGACTACGCCCCGGAAGTAGCCGAGTCTGACCTCAAGATCCTCGGCCAAGCCATGAAGGACGCCCGTGTTGGCATCGACCCAGGAGTCCCCGAATCCTACCTGAAGAACCCCGTGTGGCCCTGCGGCTACTGTGACTGGAAGAAACTCTGCCACCCCTGAGAGGACTGGATGACCCTACACGAACAGCTAGCCCGTATCCGGCAGATGCAAGGACTCCCGCCCCTGGATGGCACCGTGATCCCAGAGTCAGGACAGGAACCCTGGCCCCAGCCTATGCCGGAGAACCCTGACGAGTTTGACATGCTGCCAGACAACGAGCCAGAACCTGCCCCAGAGCCTCCTGCACCGACGATCTATCGCGCCCAGGCCCCTGAGCCTGTCCAGACCTCAGAGCCCGTCATGGAGGCTTCTGAGTTGATCAGGGACATGGCCGATCTGCTGAGCCAGAAGGAGCTAGTGATCCACGACTCCTCTGCCATGTACCGAGGGACACCGACTCAACTGAACGCTCAGGAGAAAGCCCGAGTAGCGGCAATCGTCCTCGGAGCGATGCGTCGCACCCTGGACGAGCACTATGCTCAGTTGGGACTGACGAGGAAGCGTAGACGTAAGGCGGTGGAGTCCGCAGACCGCAAGGATGCGGGGGTAGCTCATGCCCTTCCTGCTCCACCGCCAACTCAGAAGAAACGTGGCCGCCCTCGGAAGGTCCGTCAGCACCTCGACGGCTCAGAGTCACCGGCATGAGCCACGACATCCGGGACGCCGTGACGTTCTTCAAGTACATGAGCCCCGCAACCAGGGCCAAGGTCGAGCAGGACTTGCGCGAGTTGTTCTGGTCGTGGGCAACCGCGACGGCCATGGGATATACCGCAGATAACGAACGCATCCTCGGTGTCTATGACTCCCACCAGAAAACTCTCAATCAAGACCTCGGACGGGCGAGACTTGAGGTCTTCGTTCAACTGAAGCTGCCATGATCCTGAGACTGGGCGTCCCGCTCCGCGACTGGAAGTCCAAGTGGCGTTGGCTCACCCCGGAGTCCAGATACTGGATCTCAGCCTGGACCCTGGCGCAGACTATTCGTGACTTTCAACCCCGCCTGCCAGAACCTCAGCGAGAGGAGGCCATCGATGCATAGGGTCCTCAACCACAGAGCGCTCAGTTGACAAGGGCAATGAGAAAGCCGGGACGGCAGGCCCCGGCTTTACTTCTAGGAGGGTGAAGTGAGAGACAGGCAGTTTGAACGAGGTGCGATGCTCGCCGCTGGGGTGGTGGTCTTCATCACCTTTGTCCTGTGGGCCACCTTCACCTTCTGCGCCACCCTGGATGATTTCAACCGCACCTCGGTGGGTCCCAAGTGGGTCGGGGGGTCGTCCTTCCTCATCCTCGACAACAACACCCTCGGTGCCACGGCCTACACCTCCGCCGTCTACGACTCCGTACTTGGCAAGCAGCAGTCAGTCTCGGGCATCTGGAAGGTGCTCGGAGGGCAAGAGCAGGATTTGCTCCTGAAGGCTCAGGGTGCCCCAGGAGCCCACATCGAGGTCAGGTACGATGCCAATGCCCACCTCATGCGAGTCGCAGCCTATAACGTCGCCTGGGTGGACTACGCGCAGTGGCCTTGCACCTTGGTCCCAGGGGATACCGTCACCGCAGCCTGTGACTCTCTCGGTGGCGTGGCGGTCTCCAGGAACGGTGCTTCCATCGGCGTGGTGTCGGTGGCTTCGTGGCCTTACGCCAAGGGTGGGGGGAGGGTCGGGGTCACGATGGGCACCCAGCCTCGACTGGACGCCATCGCCTTGAACGGGTTCTCCGTCCCGCTACCGTCACCCTACGTGGTGTGGCGCTGGACCTGGCCTTCGACGGATGCGCTGGGGTTCCCCGAGAGAGGGCTGCAGTCTGGACGTATGTACTCCCGGGTCGATACCACCGGAGCCACGTGGGGCCTCTTCCTCTCGATGCAGACTTTTCACCGCGAAGGCAAGCCCGCTTACGTCTCGCTGCCCAAGTCCTTCGTCTGGTCCTGGCTCCCCGCCCGACCTACGAGGTTCTACGTCACCGCAACCGACTCCAATGGAAATGAAAGTGCCCCCAGCAATGAAGTGCTGAAGGCACCTTAGGCTGCTTACGGCGTCGGTGCGTCGCTGACCGGCGTACCTGCCGACAGGTTGAGCTTGCCAGCAACTCCCGGCGCATAGCTCACTTCGACCGTGTCCGTATCATAGCCCGGGGCCGACGCCGAGATGATGGCAGTGCCACTCTCCAGCGGGGTCAGGGCGAAGCAGCTTCTACCGTTGTCGGTGCTGGAAGGCTCGACACCCACCTGCGTGGGGTCAGAGCTTGACCAGGTAACGATGACGCTGTCATCGACCGTGCCGTCAGCCTTCTGCGGCGCGACCGACAGCAACACCTTCTCGACATCGAGCATCTTGATCGGGGGAAGAACAGCCATGTTGCACCTCTTTCCGTAAACCGTGTTGATGTAGAGCCCGAGACCCTTCCTCGGACCAGGAGTGTGCTTTTCCAGGGTGTCTATGACTTTGTCGAGCTTGCCGCCGAGGGCACGTTCCATGTGCCCCACGGCTTTGATCAACTCATGCCAGTGCTCGTGCTGAGGGGGCGGACGCTGGGTCTGGCGCATGGGCTACTTCCTCCAAGGGTGGGCGGCGACGAAAACCCTCGCGTTCCAGTGCGGTGCCTCGACGAAGTCGCGGTCGATGTTGCCACCCAGGTCGGCCCAGGAGTTCAGCGGCAGTCTGAGTTCCCCACCGACGAAGAAGGGATCGCTGTTGGAAGCGTGGGAGGCGTCAGGATCGCCTACGCACTCACGGTCCCAGCGGAACCCAGCGGTCAGGCTGAAAGCGTCCAGGAAGGCATCCACGGCGTTGTAGGACGTGGTCTCGGGCTTGGCCGGGACCGCCACCGTCGAGCACGGATGCGCGCAGCGCTTGCACCGCGTGGCGTGCTTGGCCGGAGCGGCCTCGACGATGGTGGCTAGCGACAGCAGGAACAGCAGCGGCAGCAACTTCTTCACGGGGGATTCCCTCCTTGGGGACTACTTCTTCTTCCTGACTGGAGCCTCTTGCCCGGTCAGTTCTTCAGTCGGTCTCACAAACGTCTCATACAGTAACCGTGCCAGCATGACCTGAATCGGTGGCCACAACCATCCGAGCCCATTCCAGGCAGTGGTGAAGAAGCCTGCATGTGCTTCGTCTGGACCCAGCAACTTGGCGGCGATGCCGATGATGAGGTTGCCGAGCCAGATGAGTTGGTTGGGGATCTTGGCCAGCAGCGGCCAGCGCTTCACCGCTATGCCGAAGGCCAGCATGATCAACGGAGTCAGCCAGGGCAGGAAGTCCATCACCGACCCCAGAAGGCGACGAGCAGCGTGACGCAGATGGCAAAGTCCACCGCCCAGCCTGGCACCTTGCCGAAGATCGACCCTATCGCCAACGCCATGTCCACAATCACCAGCACCACGAGCAGACTCATGGCTTTGCCTCCTTGGTTTGTGCTGTAACCCGCTGGCGTTCGACCATCAACTGAAGTGCGGCAATCTGATCCAGCGCCTTGGTGAGACGGTCGTTGGCCAGCTTGTGAACCTCGTCCACTTTCTCCTCCAACACCACAGCCTTGGTGTGCTGCGCCCGTGCCGTCAGGATGACAGCGAGGGTCACCGGCAATCCGGCAATGAGAGCCAGCATGATCTGAACCCACTGGTCAGCGGTCACGTTGTCCTGCGCCGGCCCTTGAGCCAGTCGATGTCGGCTGAGTTGGCCGATACCCTGCCGTTGATATGCTTGATGTCGGCCTTGATCTCGCGTTGGTCGTCACGGATCTCCTCCATCGTCTCCTTGTTCTCCCGGTGACGCTCGTCTTGCTGGGCCGTCATCCGACCCCACTTGACTGCGAAGGTTGCCAGATGCACCGCCACCGCCAGGATCACCGAGCCTGCTGCTAGCCAGACGTGGACTGGGTTCACGCACGAAACCCCTTCCCCCTGATGTCATGTGAGGTAGCTACTCCACCAACTCGTAGTGAGGCAAATCGTTGAAGATCTGGTGTCCGATGTCATCCCGGTCCCCACTCCAGTTGCCACCCCACCGTACCTTGATGCCCAGTTCCGTGGCGGTGCCAATGACGAATCCAGCAAAGGCGTAGAATCGGTAGTAGTCGTTCCACCTGATGGGCCATGGTGCTACGTCAGCGGCTAGAGACGGCCCATCGAGGGGGTAGACGTGCTTCGAGTTGAGGGTTCGGCTGGCCCCCGAGGCCAGATAAACCCGCTGCTGCGCCTCGCTCCGCTTGCCCTCGATGATCTGGCAATCCCAGTTCAGGACCACACGGCGAAACAGGCGCTGTAAGTCAGGGTGGCAGGTGCCTAGCTGCCGCTCGCTGGCACTTCCGAAGCTCGGCATCCTTGCCCCCTAGAAGTCCTATGACCGCGCCGTGCAGGCCCTATCCGTGAGCCACCCGACACGCATTGCTGCGCCCACTCCGGGCTGCTCGATGCGCGGTCCCTACTCCGAAGCCTCGATGGCTGCCCCGGCTGCTCTAGGGGCTTGTCCCAAGAGCGGCATGAGCCAGGGCAGGTGAATCGCGATGGTGGTCAGCACTTGAGGTGAGGTGAGCAGCGCCCCGGCGATGGCCCCCTCGGCACCGTGGGTGGCTCGCTGGCCCGGGCTACCTTCTCGACTCGCCCCGATGGCCGCACCGATGACAGGCCCTGCGCCACGCTTAGCACCACGCCCCACAAGCTCGGCCACGCTGTTGGCCCCTTCGACTTCAGGGAATAGCTCGTTTCTGAGGTTGATGAGCTTCTGAGTCTCGGCGTTGGCCATGCGAGCGGGGGACTCCATCATGCCAGTCTGGGGGTTCATGCGCGTATCAACGAACTCAAGCAGCTTCCTGGCCTCATCAGCCATAGCCTTGTGCCAGCGATGCTCGACTACCTGATCGAAGGGGATGGGTGGGCCGCCCTTCTTGGCGCGCTTCATGGCCTCATAGATGGGGGTCGCGATGTTGTCAGAGGACTGCTTGATGAGTTGCAAGTCTACCGGGCTGATGGGTCCGGGGTGTTCTTCCAAGAACTGCTTGGTCATCGTGGCAGCAGCTTCGATCTCGGGCTTGGAGATGGCGCGGCCGACGAGTTGGGCCTCGATGTTGTTGTTGATGTCAGTTGCCAGTTGCCCTTGATCGAACTTGATACCGCGCTGCTCATAGCTCCGGATCAGTCGCCACAGATTCTTGGACTGCTCCTCTATTCGACCCTTGAGTTTCTCCAGCCCAAACCGACCCTTGGTCGCGGTGATACCTTCCTTGATCGCCACATCGGCAGACTCAGGCGAGAGTTTGGCAGCCGCCTTCAAGATGCCTCGTGCCAATGGCTGAGCGGCCTTGCCCATGCCACGGCCGAACAGATCAAGGGCTCCTTGCTTGACCCCTTCGCCGATCGCCTCTCTAGCCGTGGGTACGCCTTTGCCCTCGATGCCGCTCTGAATATCCTTGCCCACCATCCCGCCGATGATAGCTCCCTCGGGACCGAAGGCTCCACCACCGATGGCTGCGGCGTAGGGGATCAGCGGGGTAAGCCTGCCAGCCACCTGAGAGCGCGCCTCCTTGGCCGTTCCCATCCCGATAGCCTCGGGGGTGGCTTGAGGCTGTCCGGTGGCAATGGCGGCGCTTTCCTTGGCCTGAAGATTCTCTAGGACGCCCATGTTATTGCGTGATCCTCAGCAGGTCTTCGTCGTCGTTCAACTCGGGGTTGGCCTGGATCATCCGCTTCAAGGTGGCGATGTCGCCCTGCCTCGCGGCCTTCAAGGCGATGACCTTGGGGTTTGAAGTCTTGAGGTTCGCCCGGCCCAGCACCGGGTCTTCGGCGTTGTCGATCAGTTGGTGAACCCTGCGGACCCAGCCTTCAGCGATGGGTAGCGGGGTGCGGATCGTCGGGGCAATCTTCACCTGACGGTTGATCTCGTCGCGGTTGATGCGGACACCCGAGCCACGACCTCCAGCGACCGCGACTAGCTGCTCGATCAGGGCGTCGTAGTACTGACGATAGTTCCGGATCTCAGGGTCTCCACCCATCAAATCCTGCTGGGTGTTGTGCGCCATCGTTCCTACGTCCTTGTTGCTCTTAGGCAGGAACTTCCGGAGGCTCGCGATCATGTCGTCAGCGTTCAGGCGTGCCTGATCCAGGCGGGTCAACTTGTCATCGTCGATGGCGGAGACCACTGGTATCCCATGGGTTGCCGCGTACTGCCTCGCCGCAGCGGTGGGCTTCACGCCCTTGACGTTGGTCAGAGGCAGGTACTGGCGTCCTGAAGCGGTCTGCTTGGTGTCGTTCTCGAAGGTGGCCTGCTGTGCCTCGGCCGCCGCCCCGGAGTCGGCCTCGGCCTTGATCCTCGCCAGTTCCTTGGCGTTCCTGAGATCGAGATCAGACTTGGCCTTGTCTCTCGCAAGGTCATAGCCTTGCTTGGTCTTGGCAGCAGTGCGGTCGTTCTCGGCTTTCTGTGCGTCGAGGACTTTCTGGTAGGCGTTGGAAACCTTCTCCTTGGCCAGCAGAGCCTCTTCGTGGGCCTGGTTGTCCCCAGCATCTAGAGCGGCTTTGGCCTTCTGGTTGTAGTTGTCTTGCAGCGCTTGAAGGGTATCGGCCCGGTTCTTCAGCAACTCTGACTGGCGGCGCTTTACTTCCTCGTGGCCGTGCTGACGGTACGTCGGATCCTGGGCGATCACCGAGGCGATGTTCCCCACCAAGGTGGGCAGGAAGGTATCGAGCGGGCTCAGTTGGGCCGGGGGTGCTTGAGCCGTACCTTGGTACTGACTCAGTGCCTGCTGGGCCTGCTGCTGGGCCTGCTCGGTACGCTGGCGCTGGAGTTCCATCTGCTCCTGAGCCAGGCGGTCAGGATCAACCATCGTCCCGGTGAGCGACGCACTCATCTCAGGCCCGGCAGAGGTGCGTAGCTATTCGCCTGGCTCAGCGCGTTGGACGGCAGCCCCGGCCCCATCGCCCTCCCTGAGAGCAACTGCTGGAGATAGGGCAGATAAGCCTCCAACCCCCCGGCGAAGAGTTGCTGGGTCTGGGACGGTCCCTGAGTCCCCATGAGAGCCTGCAACTGAGCCTGGATACTCTGCTGCGCCTGGTTCTGGGCTCCCTGGTAGGTCGAAGTCCTCAACCCCGCCTGCTGGCTACCTACCAGAGACGGTGTCAGGCTGCTCAGGATGGCCCCAGTGCCGCTGGTTCCTATACCCCTGGCTCCGAGGTTAGCCTGGACCTGATTGGCGGTCTGGTTGGCTCCTGCGGCGATTGCGCCCTGTGCCTGACTGAAGGCCGGACTCGCTAGTCCTTGCTGGTAGAACTTGTTGGTCTCCGCCCCCACGTTCTGGGCCCCGGTCAGGCGTCTCACGTCCTGACGCAGCTTCTTCTGGGGGTCGTTGCCGAAAAGCTTGGAAAAAAGAGCCGGGGCAAAGCTCAACAGCGCGCTCAGAAAGAGCGGGTTCCCCAGGAAGGCACCCGCGCCCTGCGTGGCCGTGACACCCCCAGGAGCCGAAGACTTTGCCACTTACACCTCCTTGTGCACCAGCAGCCTATGCCGAGTTGACCGTCATCGCCACAGATTTCACCGTCTCGCCCGCCAGGTTGGCAGCGATGTCGGCCTTCACCGCATCCAGCGCCGCCGAGATATTCGCCAGAGCGTTGGCGTCCTTGAGCCCCGCCCCGTCTTTGACGATCAGGTAGCAGTAAGGACCGTTGGTAGCGATGGCGGTGATACGGACTGTGAACTGAGCCATGCTCCCTCCTTAGCCTAGAAACTCAACGCGGACGTGGAGCGCGTAGCGCGCGGCCCCGATGAGCCCCACCAGCGTCGTGCTGTAGGAAAGCTCCCCCGACACCAGGTAAACCTGGAACGCCCCGCGATCCCTACCGGTGGCCGTCAGGGCCAGCGCCGCTCCCGCTTGGGTGGTCGCGCCAATGTCGTCGGTGTAGGCAATGCCGAACTGGATCGTTCCTGCCGTCACGTCCGAAGTCGTGTCTTCGAGGTAGTAGGACACTCGGTAATAGCCAACCGCAGCACCGTTGGTGAGATTGGTCGAGCCAATCGCCGCCGCCTGAGCGGTGAGGTCCACCTTGCCCATCGCCCCCGCAGCCACGGCAGGAGGGTCGTTGCCGACCGTGACGTAGTCCCCACGACTAGAAAGCAGGGCGATCGTCCCGTTGGCATCTTGGACGGTCAGGGTCCTATCGGTGGCAGTGGTAATACCGGAGACATCGAAATAGACACGCTTGGTTGAATCTCCGCCACCCGCATCGATCGGCCCCTCGCAAATCGCGAAGGAGTCATCCGTGAAGTTGCCGCGATAGTTAATCCTAAGCAGCGCTCCCGCACCTGAAGTCGTGAATGTGGCCAGATCGCTCACCTGACCGGACGAGAACTGCGCAACAAACAACGGCGTATCTCCGGTGCTGGCTGCATTGGTGCCAAGCCCGCCGCGACAAGTCACAGGAGCCGTAGCACTGAATACGTTGTTGGCCGTGAACGTATTCAGCCCACCGAGCGTTGCCATCGTCTCAGACGCTGTCCCGAAGGCCGGAATAATCAGGGTTCGCAACGTCCCCGTGGTCAGCGCCGAGGTATCGAACTTCAGCTGCTTGCTCTGGTCGGTGGGGTCGTAGAGGTAGAACTCGTTGGTCAGGAAGCCTGGCATCGTTCTACCCCAGCGCCGTCGCCCGCAGGCGGATCGAGTGAGCCGGAGTCCCGGCCCCGGGCGAGACCAACGTGGTCGAGTAGCGCAGATTGGTGCCAGTGGTGTGATAGACGGCTATGGTGTAGCTGGCGTAGTTCCCGACTGCCGCGAGGTCAAGCGTCATCAGGCTGATGGTCTTCACCCCGCTCCCATCGTCCCAGAGCAGATTTAGCTTCACGTTGTCACCAGCGTCCCCCGCCGTGGAGCAGTGCATGAAGGCGTTGATCTGGTACATCTGCGTGGTGGGGGAGGAGACCAGGTTGGTCGTCGCCACCGAGGTCGTGCGGCCGGTGGTGTTGACCGTGGTGCCGGTGCGGATCAGCAGGGTTCCCGTAGCGTCAGGGATGAAGATCGAGCGATCCGCCGTCAGTGCCGGGGTCGAGAAAGTAGCCGTAGTCCCAGCGGCGTAGCCGTTCTGGTCGATGGCCATGTTGATCCCGAACACGACGCCGGTGTTGTCTACGTTGAAGACACGATCCCCTACGCTCAGGAAGCCGCTGATGATGTTGGTGTCGGTTGGGGCCTGAGTGACACTGAGCATCGAGGACAGCGTGCCCGTGGTGCCGACTCCAAAGCGTCCAGACTGGTCCACGATGCTGGTGAGCGTCGCCCCACCGACGGTGTACCAGCGAGTCAGGTCTCCCGCCGTCCCACCACTTGCGATCGAGATGGCGGTGATCAAGATCCGCCGCGTCCCACCACTGTTGCCGTTGTGCCGGATGCCGAGGCTGTTGGCCGTCCCACCGGAAAGACTGGGAGAAGCCCCCATCGTCACCGTGGCGGTTCTGGTGAACCAGGTCCCCGGCGTATAGGTCGTGGAGTCAACGGTGATGGTCTCCGAGACCTCCCCGTTGCCGTCGGCACGATAAAGCTGGAAGAAGTAGCTGCCGTTGCTCGAACTGTTGGTGTCGAGCGTCACCCGGTAGGTGATGGTGTAGACGGCGGCTACGCTGGGGATGGTGGTGTTCAACCCCAAGACGCAGCGAGAGTAACTGTCACTCGGGTTGCCGTTGCTGCGGATGTAGGTGGTGAAGTCGTCAGCCCCCGCGATCCCCTCATCCACCTCGGAGGCCAAGTTGGGGGTCGAACCCGCCCCACCCTCACCCACCACAAACCCAGCCCACTGGTTGTTGAGCGAGTCCCGCCCCGAGATGGTGGTGGTAGGGATGGCGTTACTGACACCCACGCCCGAGTTGGCCAGGGTGAGGATGGCAGTGGGAGAGATCGTCCCGAGCCCGAGCCACCCGTTGGCCTCATCGAAGGCCCCCTGCGTCATGGCGTCGCCGAGGTAGATCTTTCCCTTCGTCGTGTGGGTGGTGCTGCTCAGCGCCAGGTAGCCTTGAGCCGTCTGGCCACCGTGGCCGATCTGGTTCTCGGACCGTCCCGCCAGAAGGAAAGCCCCATCCAGCCCCGAGACATCACCTATCGAAGTCCCAGAACCGTCCGGGATCTCGCCCTGGATGATGCGTGCAAAGCCGAAGGATGCGTCCCTGAGGAAGTAGTCGATGTCGGTGAGCATCGACCTCGTCCGTGCTTGGAAGTCCGGCGCATCAGGCGGTGGAAGCGTCTCAGGCTTGATACCGTGATAAACGCGCATTAGCGTCCCGAGTCCTCTTCGCCGAAGTCTTCACCGTCTATGATGATGTTAGCCTGGCTGAAGGTCGTAGCCGTAACCACCGCCGTCACCTGCATGCCCTCGAAAGTCGCTCTGGGAGAAACCTTGTGCAGCCTCTGGCCACCGAGGGTGATGTCCTTCGAGTAGATCACCGTAGGACCGGCGTCGTTGGTCTTGCGGTTCTGGGCGGTGTAGGTGATGACCGGGCTTCCGGCGTAGGTCCCGCAGTAGCCGTAAACGTCCCCGGCCACGAACTCGTTACCCATCCCGGCCAGGTACATCACCCTGGATGACCATTTGACCGTCGAGTCCGCAGCCGGGATCGTCGTTCCGGTCTCGCGGTACACCCTGCCCGCTCCCGCAGCAGCAGAGGCACCCCCATAGCCCAGGTAGATGTCCGTGGCCCCGGTGCTGCGCTGAACGCTCCAGGCGCTCTCCAGGGACGCTGTACCCCCTCCTACTGCATCCAGGTTACGCATGTGGACTGGGCCTGAGATCTTCATCTGGCGGCCGTTCATGTGATCCGAGGCGTAGCTCAGGTGGAGGCACATGAAGGTCTCGGGGGTGAGGTCGTCGTTCCGGTAGTAGAACAGGATCTCTTCTCTCTCGCGGTCGTTGATGAGACAGATGGGAGTTCCGTTCCCCGTCCGTGAGATCACCCCGTCCCAGTTGAGGCCGTCAGTCTGGGTGGTGAAGTTATAGCCATCGGTGACGTGGATGCCGTGGTTCGAGACGAAGGCCAGTAGCTCCGGGGCGTCGTCCGTCGAGAACGTGCAGGCACACATCGGGTTCACCACCCCGTAGTTCTTCGAGATGGCCCTGAGTGCCTTGCCCCGATCGAAGGAAGAGTCGCGCTCCGAGGGAAGGTAGTTCACCGCCCACAGGCTGGCGTCGAGGCCCACCATCAGCACCGAGTTGACGACCTTGATGAGCCGGACCTGGTCGTTCTCGCGAGTCTCGAAGTCGAGGAAGTAAGTTGGGGGAAAGTACTCGGGCTCGCCTGGCGCACTCCAGCGGATCAGTGCCGGATTACTGGTGTCGTTGATGACCAGTGAGTCCTCGAACAAATCCCCCGTGCTTGCGTTAGAAGGTGGGTGGTTCTTCGACACCTGAGCCACGATGTCACCGAAGGTGTAGACCACCGAGGGGTACTGAACCGTCCCATCCACCGTCGAGGCGTAGTAGACGAAGGTCTTCAGGTAGTCCACCGCCAAGACACCGGGCTTGCTGAACTCCACCATCGCCATGAACGTGGCGTCGAAATCCGAGTCCACCAATCCAGGTTTGTCGGAGGCGAACCAGCGATCGGCCGAAGCTCCCAGGGTCACCGTCTGGGGTGAGCCGACAGCACTTGCCGTGATCACCGCCGACTTGCTAGCGATCTTCTGAGTGCCCTGGGCAATCTCCGCCAGACTGGAGACGAACCCACCATCGGTCGCTCTACGCTTGCCTATGGTCACCGTCAGGGGGTAAGCACTCGACCCCGACCCCGAGGCAATGTAGGCCGAGAACTGCACCTGGATACCCTTCACCGTCCCCGAGAACCCACCGAAACCGTAACCATACGTCCCCTGCTTCCTCGGAGTCCCGAGTAGGACGGCGGTCGCTGAGGCAAACCCAGCCCCCGACACCCGCAACGCAGAAGCCACCTGCCAGTCGGAGAAGAACCCGGTGGTGTTCTCGTTGGTCGGCAGACTTGAAGCACTGGCGACCGTCGAGCTATCCACCACCTGGGTCCAGCCCGTGGCTGCCCCGGTGGCAGTTGCTACCTCGGCGATCATGAACCCTGAGGGGAACTTCCGGTCTGACTCCTTGTCTTTCTTTGGAGACCTGTAGACCCGCCAGTGGGTCATGATCTCAGTGTTCCTCACCGAAGGCATCTGGATCACCGGGGCCATATCCGTCGAGGAAACATAGATCGTGGTCGGGTTGGTGTCGGACGAGAACGCCGACTCCAAAGTCTGAAGGGCACCGTCCTGGGTGAACTTGGCGACTTCGGTGGTCCAGTACTCGTAGTACCCAATGACCGTCTGTGAGAACGCCGTGGCTGACCCAGAAACGCTCGGAGCGGCAATGACTGGCAACATGCCGTGCTGGCGTGCGGTCGGGGTTCCTGAGGCAGCCGTGGCGCTCTGGTACACCACGTAGTTGGTGCCGGTGCTCGATGCATCCGCCGTGGCACCGTTCAACAGAAAGAAGCGGTTCCGGTAGTGAACTACCTCTAGCTGGTTGGCACCCGTGGCGGCGGTGGCACTGAGGGTGACGAAGGACAGGGTGTCGCCCACTGCCGAGTAGCGATAGAGGCCCGAGACCATCGCAACCAGCAGGTGGTCGCCGTTATCAAACTCGATGTCTCTCAGCCCATCGACGTTGGCGGCACCCGTCGCCGTGCCAGCAGTGTCCCTGCCCCGAGCCCGGGTGAGAAGCTGGCTCCCAGGAAGATAAACTGCGTTTTGGGTTCGGGTGAGTTGGCCCGGCTCTAGCAGTCCTGCGTCTTCAGAAGTCCACAGACCACCATTCAATGGTTCTGTGTGCCGAGCCATTAGCCGTAGTTCCAGTCCAGCCAGCGGGTGGCACGGTCTCCCGCCGCCCACGGCAGGTTCCCCGGCACCCAGCCTAGGTTCTCATCTGGGAGGTCGGTCTGCTCGGCCAGCATCGACTTCAAGCCATCCTGAGCCAGACTCAGCCAAGTCGTCGCTTGATCCTTCCGTCCCTCACCCTTGTCGGTTAGGAAGTGCCACTTGGCCCATGATATAGGCACTTCTTCATAGTCCTCGGGAATGTCCAGGGCAGTCGTCGAAGCCGACGACGTGGCCAGGCCGAATCTACGATAGTAGCGCTGGAGCAAGACATCGGCAGAGCCGGGAGGGGGGATCAGCCTGATCTTGCTTCTCCCGCCCAACTGGTAGAAGTCATAGCCCTCGACCGTGCCGGCTGAGAACTCGTCGGAGATCGCCCGATCCCACGAACGTCTCTGGATGTAGCGCAGCGCCCGCATCGAACTCAGCAGCCTCACCGAGTAGCCGTTTCGCATGTCGGACGGGGCATCGTACATATCCCGCGAGACCGTCACGTTGAAGACGTTCGAGCCCGTGGTAATCACAGCGGTGAAGACTCCAAACCCACTGGCCGCGGTTGCCGAGACCCGAGTCCCGACGATGAAGCATGGAGCTACCACGTTGTCGTCCACCGCTAACCCATGACCGGCGGGAGCAGCGGCTGAGACCTGACCTGCCGAAGCCGTCACCCCAGTCACCGAGAACGGGGCTATGACGGCCGCTGGTGCCATCTCCCCACGGAGAAAGTTCCAGCGCGTCTTGGCACCCATGAACTGAAACGCCGCACGTAGGGAGATGTGGGCGCGGTTGAGCATCTCGGTATCGCCCGAGGCCCCGATCGAGTCTGCGATCCGTCGCACTGCCGATACCCAAGACAGCGTGCTTTGGGTGAAAAGAGCCATCGTGGCTCCTTATGCGGGCTGGAGAACCCCGTTGGTGGATGCTTCTTCCGCCCTCGCCTCAGCCTCGATCTCTGCCCACTGCTCGTCCGAGACGTGGGGTTGCTCCTTCTTCCTGTCTTCTCTCAACTGCTCCCAGAAGGAGACCAGTTTCGGCACTTCCTTCATCGCGTCGCGGTTCTCGCTCAGCCAGTCCTTGGCGTTGGAAGCCAGCGTCTTCCTCAGCTTGGCATTCTCGATCAGGAGACCCAGCTTATCTTCGAACTCCTGGGGGTCGTTGAACAGCAGTGCCGTCTCCCCGTCCTGGATCTCGTGCTGATAGGCCCCGGAGTTCTGCGCCAAGGTTGCAGCGGGCTTCTTCAGCACCGAGGCTTCGTACCACTTGATGGCCGAACGGCAGG